GGGTGGGCATACGAACCAGCAAAACCTCGTTGCCTGCTGCTTTGGTTGCAATATCTCGAAGTCGGCTGAGGACTGGATTGAGTGGTACAGGAACCAGCCGTTTTGGAAGCCGCATCGGGAGGATGCGATCGTGCAGTGGATTACTGGGGGTCTGCTTTAGGGTCCCAGCCCATGCCTTCGAGATACATCATTGCGATGTAGTGATCTTCGGCGTAGCGGCAGACGCTGCCTTTGCAAGCGCGGTAGTACAGTTCGCCGCGCTCGTTCTCCAGCTGATCCAGGCTGTAGCCGTTGCCGAAGTCAGTTGTGTGGACAACGCTCATTTATGTTGGCTGCTGACGGTCATTTCGATTTGGCGCACCCGGTTTTCGAGGTCGGATAAACGTTCTTTGCTGTCATTTTTGAGTTCTTGGATGTCAGCAGCTACGGTGTTGACGGACTGGTCGAGTTTGGCGACTTGCATGAAAAGGCCGCCCAGTCCGATAACCGCGGCGGCCAATAGGGCTGGGACGGCTTGGTTAAATGGGTTGGGGTGCTCTGGCGTTGCGGTGTACACCTCTTCGTGGTTGTCCATTGCGAGGCATACTGCCGACCTTTTTTGTAGGTTAGCAACGCTTAAATTCATCCCTGCCCAACTGGTAGCTTGCGTGTGCCACGGGGTTTGCTGTGCTGGCCGTGCCCTTGGCGCGTGCGCTTTTTCTTGGGGATGATTTTAAGTTTGCCAGTACCGGTCTTTGCCTTGGTTGCCATCTAGATCAGCTCCAGGGCACGCCGGCTGCCTTGGTGGGATTGCGCTGCTCATCCAGTTGGCTTTGGAGAGCGGATTCAATCTCGGCGACTTTCTCGTCGCCGCCAAGGGCTTCCTTGACCCAGCCGATCACGGTTTCTTCCGTGAGGTCGGCGTAAGGAATCAGATTCTCGGGGCGTTGGAAGCCGATGCTGCCGTATGCACCGCTGGAGTAGGTGCCGTCGTTGGCATTCACGGTGTAGTGAGCGGTAAAAACGAAACCGTCGTCGGTCTCGCGCTCCAGGGTGTTGATACCCCACGTAAAGGTGGTGGCCATGGTAAAAACCGTGTTCAGTAGCAGGTTAGTAGCTCAAGAGCAGCGACACGAGCCTTCAATGATTCAATCTCACCGATGGCTTCTTGCAGCGCAGCCGTCAGTAGGGGTACTAGTTTTGATTGATCAATGCCTTGGTATTTCGGAGTACCTTCAGGGCCGATTTCATCTTTGGTACCTGTAACAGCTTCGGGAACAACTGACTGTACTTCGTGCGCAACAAAACCATCAACTACTTTACTTGGATCAGTAAGAAAGTTAAAGCGACTAGGCTTTAGCTGTTTTAAGCGAATAATGCCGTCAATAACTGGAACGATATTTTCTTTAAGGCGGTAGTCAGAAGAAGTATTGTACGCAGTTGCAGTTGAGGTAATCGAAATACTACCAACAGTGGCTGCAGATGTGTTGAAATATACAACATCTGCATTAGCTGTGTTATGTGCTACACAATTAAGGGCATGGCCCCTGCCATTTCCCCAACCATTGAGTTCAACTGCAGCTCCACCAACACTATTATCATATGCTCTAATTGTAATTGCAGTGTTATCTGCGGCAGTCGTTGTATTGTATAGAATTTTGCCGGCACTCGTAATCCTCATCCGCTCCGTCGGAGAACTCGCCCCATCCGCAGTAGTGGAGAACGTTAGTCTGCTTGGTTTTGATGTACCACTCCAAGTGCCGCCATCGCGGGCAGACATGATTGTTGCCGCTTCAGCATGAGTATTGTCACTGAAGCGAATAATGCCTGTTGCCTCTCCATTAACAGGCGTAGCCTTGCCATTGCACAAGTTAATGATTGCGCCGCCAGTGGGATCGACGGCGTTGCCTTGCATCAAGAACTCCGCGCTGTCAGACGTACTAGACGTGCCCACCAGGAGCCTGCCGGAGCTGTCGATGCGGGCGCGTTCAGTGCCACTATTTTCAAAAGTCAGATGGGCAAGGTTTGCTCCGCCATTTGTTGAGATGGCTTTAATTTTTGCGGACTCGAAGTTAGCGGAGCTGTTGCTTGTGTTGTTAAAGGTAAGTTGGCAAAACTCGGTTCCAGCTGTCGTGCCAGTTGTGTTTTTAATTGCTAGCGTAACGCCATTTGTGCTTGATACTTCCAGCAATCCAAGGCTAGGGCTCGTAGTGCCAATCGCTAGTCTGTTATTGGTAGCGTCATAGAACACGCCGCCGTTGTCGATATCAATGTCGCCATCGGCTTGGATTTCAATACGCTTGGTGCCATTAGTGCTGATGGCTACTTGGTCTGCGCCGGGGGAGTAAATGCCTGTATTCGGGTCACCAGTGAATGTCAGTGATGGTGCTCCACCACTACCTAGCGGCACACTGAAACGTTCACTGCTAGTCCACGCATCGGTAGCATCGACCCAGTTAATCGTTTTATTGGTAGTGCCGCGTAGCGTGATGCCGCCACCATCGGCTGTTACATCAGTGGGTGTAGCGACCACTCCCATCTCGATGTTCTTATCTTCCACCAGCAACGTCTGCGTGTCGATGGTGGTGGTGGTGCCATTAACGGTCAGATCACCCGCGACGGTCACAGCACCATCGAAGGTTGCTGTCCCGGTCACGTCTAGCGTGCCAGGAATATCTACGTTGCTGGTCCATTCCACGCCCGTGCCAGCTGCATCCGTCTGAAGCAGCTGACGAGCCGCGCCATCGGCCAACTTACTGACGGCAATCTCAGCGGTAGCGCTGATATCTGCGTTTGTGATTAAAGCACCAAAAGGTTGGTACGGGAGTGCAGTCCACGCGGTACTGCCGGTACCGATTTTGATTTTGCCCGTATCCGTTTCCCGCCCCAGTTCATTGGCCAGCAGTGTTGGGTTTGCTGATGTCCAGTTAGCAGCAGTGTCGCTACGTACTTTCAGCTGAACAAGAACTGTTGTGGGTGTCGTCACTGTGTGGCTCCTCCGCCGTTTAGTACTAGGGTAGCCGCCGGATTGGCACCATTGCAATCCAAGATAAAGGGGGCTGTACCAACAAAGACACCTGCCTGAAAAGTTGTCGGAGACGGTTGCACAGCTCCTCCGCAATCGAGGATGTAAAGCAGTGTGATTCCGTCTGTAATACGCAGTGAGATTGTTACATCGTAATGCAAACCTGTGTGCTGTTCCTGCGGAGGACTTGCATAGCGATACACCGATGCGGAATTTACTGGTGATATACCGCCCCACAGTGATGTGGGTAGTTCGAATTGCAGTTGAGTACCTAGGGTATCAATGTAATGCTGGCGAATGCGTCCTACGTCTTGTTGACTAAGACCGCGATAAGTTAATTGAAGTGTGTGGCGGTTTACGCGAGGTGAGTGCCTGAATCGTAAAGGACCAGCGAATGTGGATACTTCACTAATGTTGTGTTGACCGAGATCGAACTGGATCTCATTAGGGACGATGGCGGGAAAGTCAGTCATAACTAAATTGTGTAAGGGGGCACAAGTTCCAGCTCTACAACTGTTTCAATTAAACCCGGTGAATAGCTAGTCTGCGGACTCGCTGCATAAATCCATTCGTAGTTAGCAGGAAAAGTAAGCCCTGATCCAGTTAGTAATGATGCGGGCAGAGCGAAAGACGTAAAACGCCCATGCGCTACGTAATGACTGTTGATACTGTTTTGCTGTGCTGCTGTTAAGCCTATAAACGTAAAGCGTAAGGTATATCCAAATGCTGAGTTTGTATGACGCACACTGTACTCGTCACCAGTAAGTACGGTTACTAGCGAGCTGGGACTTGACCCTGGGGTATAGGTGCGTGTCTGCGGCTGTAGCGCGGGGAAAGTGGCCATGGTTAGGGGCAATTATCCGTGCGGTAAACAGTTGAGGACAGCACTACAGGAAAATCAATCGGTGTCCATGTTGCCCCACAGCTGGCGACAGCAGCAGGATCTTTATACGCAAAAGCTGGGCTCAGCTTCCCTGAGCAAGTAGTGGTGAAGTCGTAATAGTTAGAAATTCGATAACGCGGCCGCATATAAGTTGCAGAGCAAGTGCCAGTGTCACCGATACAGTTTCCACATATGTCAGCTGGTACAAGGACGGCTGGTCCGCCATAAGAATACTGAAGTGTGGTATCACCTGGTGCACCTCCGGTTTTGACGACATTTTCATAGACATTTGTGTTGCGTGGCTCTACTGCGGCAGTTACACCCAGAGAGCGTGGTGCGCCATAGCCGGTTGGTGATGCTGGATCCAAACACCGACCGACTGCTGTGATGTAATAATCAAGTTCATCTGTAGTGATTGATAGAGAAGCTCCCACCGGTATAACGGCATTTTGACAGACAATGTCGTACTCTTTACCTGTATTTTTATCAATTTTAGACCAGCAGACTTCGCCAGAACAGACAGGATGCGCTGTTAGCGTATCGCCAACACGTGGTCTGCCGTTAGGACCACTGCCCCCGGTAATCAAGTTTGGTGGAGCGGCTGCTCCAGGTGCATCGCTTTCGAGAGGATCTGAAGGATTGTTGTTTGGTCTTGTTGGGTTGCTTGGGCCGTAGATCGGGTTTGGCGGCGCTTCCGTCAACGGATCTGGCGCACCACCGGGTGGCGTGACGGATGGGGCATTAGGCACGTTATACCTGAGATTCGATGGGTTAGGTAAACCTGGATTGGTGTAGGGACTGGACGTTAGCCGTGTTGTATTACCTGCTCGACCAGCAGCGTCACAAGTAAAAGTACCACGCCCTGTCGGTAGTACATAGCCAGGTGCTGTAGCTTGATTTACTACCAAAGCAAGAATACTTTGACCTAAACTATTTACCGGGAAATGTGTAAGATCTAATTCAACAACACCATCGATATTACGATTGATGCGTTCCACTTCGTACAAGTAATCGTGTAGCCCGATCGTACTGGCGTCGGTCTCACGGCGTAGCAGCACTCGAACAATACTGCCTAACGCTAAGGTGTTATTGAATACGCCTGATCGTACACGAAGCCGTAAGTTGTGTTTGATGTATCTACGGCGGGCTACGTAGTAAGCGCCGACCTTTACGGCATGAAGTTCACTTGTACAGAACTGACTGAGATCGTACTGCTCGTATGGACCGTCTGTTGCTTGGTCAGTAATGCGTACTTCTGTTGTTCGAATGAGACCGATGTCATCATCTGGCTGCTGGCGCCAGATCATCTGAGCACAAATGGGTTTACGCTCGGCCAAAGAAATGTATTCAATTTCAAAACCATCAGGAAGTACGTCTTCTTCGGAAAAGGTGTAGATCCAGCTAACAGCAGCAGTTGAGATAGCGCCTGTTGCTGTTACTGGTAGACGAGACTTAAAAGCTTTTTTGCCGTTTTTGTCGGTGATGCGTAGAAGGAAGTGTGTCGATATTTGCTCCATCCATTCTTGAAGGTTGGTCGACTCGGTAAAAATGCCGTTGTAGTAAAGTCCGTTTACGTTAGTGAATTTTGCAGCATTCTCCATTTCAACCAAATCCAGCATAGACTCGGGAAAACGGCTGCTTCTGCGAATTAGATACAAGGTCAGATCAATCAGATTGTTGCTCGGACCTAGTGTGTTATCGAGTATACGAATTACTTCAATGCCTTCGCGTACAAAACAATGTACTTGTTTGTCCCAGGTGTCATCGCCATCGGCGTGTGTGTTGGTGTAACTCAGCGTTGTCATATCCGCATAGCTGCCACCAGTGCCGCAAAATGCAGGGCAATCCCAAGGGGTTGTGCCAGCTACTACTGTTGTGAGGTTGCCGGGCGTCCAGCTTTCAGTACGAGCGTTGTACGACTGTTGCCATGTACCAATGCGGCAGGCACGCTGGAATACATCACGTAACTGCAGCTGTGGCACGTCACCTTCGCTGAGTACCAGCTGGAGCTTGACTGTTAATTCGTTGGTTGTAGCGTCGTTTGTGTAACGGCCTTCTGTGGCACCAGGGCTGACAAATACTCCGCCGATGTTATCTACGCGTCTACAAAATACGATGGGTACGGGTTCGCCGATGACGATTGCCCGTTGCTTACTGTCGAGTGTGTCTTGACCGACAGCAGCTGTTTCTTGGAGCGGCGTGACGATCAGTCCTGTCTGGTAGGGCAGGAGCGCGATCGGATCGGGAATGTCGCTGCTCATATCCTGATCGGTGCGCCAATGAGTTGAGAAGTGTACTTACGTGGCGGAGCTTGCGCCCCAACTGGAGCAAGACTAGACCCTAATGCTACATCGAGTAACGTGAACGACCCAGAGATACCGATGACTTCCCCGACAAAGGATCCTATTAATGTTTGACCAGACTGAGGGGCGTTCTGCGCTGAACGACTGTCAAATTCGTATACCAGCAGTTCGATAAGACGGTTTTCGTTTAGTGCAGTCTCTATTGCTGATACAGCGGCGACAGTAGCAGGCACTGATACTGAAACACCTGTATCATTGCCGGCGCTGCCTCCGATAAGGCCGTTACCGACAAATGGAAAGTAATTCCATGAGTTACCTTGCCACGTAACAGTCTGTCCGACGTAGTAAGACTGCCAGCGGAGGTACGTGGTGGCTCCGCTGTAGATGCGGAGGTACTGGGACTGGGCTCTATTGCTCATCGGATTCCTGCGTAACGACGCCCTCCAGTGGTGCGGTTGTTACCGAGTAGAGAGGCGGTGACATTCTGTAGCCCGCGCTCGAAGTCTTGCATCGTTACATAGTTTTGGCCATTCTGCTGCATGATTGGTCCGGTTTGAAGATTAATTGTTGGCACATTGCTCGTACTTGTATTGGCCTCAGAGCGGGTAAGTATACCCGTAGAAAGTGGTTGTACAGTTGAAATAGGTGTTACAGACTGAGAATAGGCGGCTAAAGCTTGGCTAGCAGTTCGCGCATTAGTAAGCAATATATTCGTGCGTTCTGCGCCTCTTTCCGTAGTTCTCTTTTGTAATTCTGCTAAGCGTGCAGCGGCTCGGGCTGAACGCGCTGTGGACTCTTCCATACTTTTCGCTAATCGCTCGGCATTTGCTGTTTGCATTTGAGTAACTGTCTGTTCTATTTGTTTAATTTGTTCTTTGCGTGCAGCTTCTTTTTCTTGATAAATACGTGTTCTTTCTGCTTGGGCTGCGTCCGCTTGTTCTACGTTATTTTTGTACTCTTCAGCTGCAGACGCTGCCGCATTCATTTCTTTTTTGAGTCGAGCAGCATTAACAGCACCATTAAACACAGCATCGGCTGCTCTCCATTGCCATTCTCCTATTTTTATTGCTGTTTCGAGGTTATCTACTGCAATTCGAACTGCTGAACCTTGAGCTTCAAGTGCTGCGTAATGAGCTCGGTTTGCTACGCCTTGTGCTTCAGCAATTTTTACGACCGCTAAAAGCTCTTTGTATTTGAGATCTGCTATTTTTAACGCGGTCTCTGCACGTGCTATATCTGCACGAATTTGGGCGCGGGTTGCTTCTAAGACAACACGCGCGTTTCGGACTTCGAGTTCTTCGATGTGAGCGAGTAGTGAAGCGCGTTTTTCTGTATTTTTAGTGCGCTCCAGTTCGATGTTCAACGCTTGTATTTGCACATTGTTGATTGTTTGTACGGCTTGACTCATTGCCGCCATTACGGAAGCTTGATTGTTGAGCGCATTGGATTGTTCTTCAAGTCTGCGCGTAGTGCGTTCGGTAATACGGGCATATTCTTCCGCGTAAGCGTTGACTTGGGCTTGGCGGCGTTCCAGTTCAATGGTTTCCAGTGTCTGCTGGCGCTTAAGTTTTGCTACTTCTGTTTCTACTGTGCGAGCCAGGTTTGCAGTTTCTAGTTTTTGTTGGGCAGCAGTAACTTGCTCCAGGTCGGCATTATTTTGCTCATACTTAGCCTGCACAATTTGGTATTCCGCTGCTGCTTGCTGGACAGCACTATCGGCGGCCCTCAGTGCTGTTTGATATTCAAGGTCGGCCTGCTCTTGGCGTTTGGCTGCGATTTGATCGATAAGCGCTGCTTCGGCATTGAGGGAAGTAGCGAACTGTGTCTGTTGCTGTATGCGCTGCAGCTCAATCTGGAGGACCGTTGCTGCCGCCGTTTGTACCAGTGCGTAACGTTCTGCTTGTGCTTGCTGCGCAGCTGCTTGACTTTGGAGACCGGCAATAAGTGCTTCATTTAACAGCTGTTGTTGAGCTTTTTGCCGCGTAATGGCAGCTTCGTCTATCTTTTGACTTGCTTTAGCTTGTGCTATGGAAATTTCTAGTGCTCGTTGTTGATCCGTTAAATGAACACCTTCAGTATTAATACGCCTGATTTCGTCACGTAATTCTTTCTCAGCTGTCAGTTTTTGTTGGGTAAATGTAGTGTCAATTTGGCTTTGTTTTGCGATGCGGTTGCTGCCCTCAAGTCGGGTGCGCTCCAGGTCTAGTAGTTGTTTTTTGAGTAATAAGTCGCGGAGGTCCGCGTCGGTAACTGCTTCGGATGCAGCGCGTAGTCGTTCTGTTTCTTCGCTGGCTGCGCCAGTAAGATTTTTAATAATGTCTAAAGCTGCTTGACCTCCAACAAGTTTAATCAGCCACTCGCTAGCACCTTTAATCAGTTGGCCTATACCGGATACAATAACGTTTATGCCTTTTGCGACTAAACCAACAATGTTTAGGATGCCTGCTAAAGCAGCAATAAATGGTGCAGCAATAGCAGTAAGAAGAGTTTGAACTGGTTTAAGTACATTATCCCAAGCTCCTTTAAGTAGATTTGTTGCGTTAGCGGAATCACGAATAGTTGTCCCTAAGGCACCTGTTTGCAAGACAGTGTCTCTCAGAGCTACGGCGCGTGCTTCGTCATACTTACCCGCTTCAAGCAAAAGACGTACTTGATTATCAAGCTCAGCGGTAACAAATACAGAACTTTCGCGTAGCTTTTGTATGTCCAGACGGCTTAAAGCTTGGCTTAGTTCTTGCGTGGAGCGTAATGCGTCTCCGAATATCTGATCGAATTTTTGACCGAGGGCAGATAGGCTAATACTGAGGGCCATACCAGCCATGCCGCCCATTTTTCCGCCGATAAGGCCGCCGGCTGCACCACCAACAATGGCGCCAGGGCCTCCGCCAAAAAGTAGCGGAAAACTGCCGCCAAGAATGGCATCCAAAACACCGGGCTTTTGTAGTCCGGTGTTTACTGGTGATGCTTTACTAAAGTCGAACGTAGCAATATTTTTTAGTGACTGCTCTACTTTGTTGAATATGCTGTCTAGTGCCGCTGCTTCGGGCACGGCTACACGTAGATTTTGAGCTAGACGTAAAGCCATAGCTGCTTCATCTTCTGTGCGAGCGCCTCCAAGGCGTTCAACAGGGCCTGTTATACGGCGGCGTGCGCCGCCGCTCATTGCTGGGGCGCCAGGGGCTGCTGCAGGAAGTAGCAGCTGCGCGGGACCGGCTGCTTGGCGTTGCTGCTCTACTAATTTTGCGATGCGCAATTCCCGTAGACGTGCAGCTTCCGTGCGGTGCAAACTTCTTACGTATTCTTCAGTATTAGCAAGAGCTTGTTGATGTGCTCGTTCTGTTAATTGCATAAAACGTTGCTGTGCAGCATATCGCTGTTCATCTGCTTTTTTACGCGCTGCTTCTTCGGCTACAATGCCTTTTACAATGCCCGTCTGCATTTTTACCTGCTGTTTATACTCATTTTCAAGCAGGTTGAGTTTTCTTTTAAGTGCTTCTTCATATTTTTTGGCTTCGCTTAGCTGATTTGTACCGGAGACAGCAGCAAACTTTGCGAATTTTTCACGGGCTTGCGCTACTTTTAGTCCTAGTTCTTCGTACTCATTTATTTTCTTTGAGTACTCGAATACTTTGGATTGGTTTGCAACTCGTGCGCGTTCATTTCGGCTAACATTGTTAGAGTATTCGACCATGCGTCCCAGCTCTGTTGCTAGGGCTTGGATTGCGGTTGTATTGCCGCGATCTTTGAAGAATTTGAACGCTGCTTCTATCTCTTTAATTTGCCCTTCAAACTTCTTAAGACCTGCAGCACCACTATTAACTGTTTGCTGCAGGCGACGCTCATACAGATCTACAGCGGAATTTAGTCTGCTTTGTTGAACTACGCGTTTCTGGTCTTGTTGAATTATCTGTTTTGAGGTGGATAAAACTCGCTCCAGTTCATTGGCTTGTTCACGAACAAACTCTGCAGCGGCTTGACTACCGGCGTACTTTTTCTTTTTTTCTAGGTCATCGATTGTTTTATACAGCTTGTCAACGCGATCTTGGATGCGTTTCAGCGCTTCCTCGCCTTGGACGACCAGTTTGATTACGGCGTCGTAACTGGCCACAGACACTACCTATTCGTGTTAACAGTCTACGCAAAAGAAAAGCCGCCGGGTTAGCGACGGCTCTTGGCGGCTTCGTAGGCTTTTTTCTCCTCGTCAGCGCGGATGCTGAAATAAGCGTTCCAGGACAGCATTTCCATGTCGGTCATGCGAGAACGAAGCTCGTTCAGCGTTAGCCCCAGTTCTTTGGCAACGTAAAACTGGAGCATGAGGTAGGTGTCCTTGCGGAGCTGGTCCTCAAGTGCTTTTGGTGTCGAGTTCCTCCGAGTCGTCCGTGAGGACAGCCAGCATCAGAGCCTGCAGGTCCTTGTCCTTGACTTCGTTTTTGAGAATGTCGACCTCGCCGGGTTTAAACAGTTTTTGACCAGATTCATCGCAGGCCTTACTGATTAGAAGCTGCAGCGCAAAAGCAGTGGCGTCGTCCGATTTGGCTTGGCGCTGAGCACGCTCACGCTCGGCCATGGTCATTGGAGTGACCCACATCTCAAAAATGGAGCCGTCGCTAAGCTCCACCTCTTTTTTGGTGGGCTCCAAGTTTGCTGCTTTACGCAGACGATCCAGAGCAGTCAGAGGGGAAGGACCAGGCATAAAACCGGGAAGGAATATGTTCTACTGTAGCGGATTAGTACAAAAAACCCCGCAAAAGCGGGGTGTGTACATCCGATTGTGTGCGCCGTATCAGGCGGACTTGGTCAGATCGAAGGTGGGAGCCTCGCTGGGGCGGAAGGCAATTTCCACGCTCTGGCCGTCGTCCGGATTAACGGTGAGGCTGGCTGAAGTCAGAATCACGGGCACGGTGATCGAGCGGCTAAGGCTATCGCTAACGTTACCGCCGCTGTAGACGCGGTCGATATACAGCTTCATCGTGGCGCCAGTCTGCTGGCGCTGGATGACGTCTTCAACCATGCGGCTGGCGAGATTGGTGTCCTCATCAGTGGTGTACACGGTGGCGGAACCAGAGCCATCGGCGTAACCGGTGATGTAGGCCCGGAATGGGGCGTATTGACCGGCAGTCAAGCCGATGGTGGTAACGTCGATCTCGCTTCGGGTGATCTCGAAGCTCCACTCACGTACAGAACCCACGGCGGCAGGTGCTGAATACGTCACCTTGAAGGCGTTGGGGGTTACAGCAGTACCGTCATCGGTGATAGCCACAGAACCACCGCCAAGAGTACCGGAAACGGTCAGTGCTCCAGTGGAAGCGGTGTAGCCAATCACGTAGTAGGTGGTTCCTGCCGACAGGCCACCCGGAAGGGTGCCAGTGCCAGCGCCGCCGGTTTCGGTATTGACGACACTGAACTTGACGGGATCGCCAACTTTGAAGTTCAGGTAAGTGTCGACAGTGATGACGTCGGTGGTGGCATTGACGTCACTTTCGCCGAAGGTGGCGGTGGTGCCCGCGGGTGAGTAGTAGAGGGCGCCGGAAGTGCCCGAGAGAACGGTGGCCATTGGTTGTACCAGTGGTAAGGGGTGTCGCGGGCACAGCCCGGCTTAATACAGGTTAGCTCCAGTGCAGTTCGGTATTAAGAAATAATCTGTGCTTGGAATCCCGCCTCGATTCGTGAAATAAAGAATGGGGTAAATGCCCGGCGGGATTGTTGGTCAGGGATGGTTCCAGTGAAAGCCGGACTGAAGCTGGGACCGTCGATGGAGCCTGTGCGAACGTAAACGCCGGACGAGGGTTTTGCTGTGTTGTTAATTGTCTGGATAGCTGTGGTTGCGACGTTGATTAGTGCTTGATTACGGGCAGGTCCGCGTCCCTTTGGTGTGTACGTGCGAACGACGATAACCCCACGCACCATGTCCAGACTGGTAATCAGAGAACTTTCGGTGGTAAGGCCGAACTGAATGTTGATGTCGACAAATTCTTCGGCGCTGTCCGCGCCATCGTTCATTACATTGTCGAAGTAGACCGGGACTGCGGGCGATAGATTGTTGTACGCCGTTAACAACGGAGTCTCAAAAACAGCGCGGATTGCTTGGTAGTTCATTCGGGCTTAGCGAGTTTGACGCCGCGTTCTAGGGCTTTTTGCATTTTGCCGCCTTTGATGAATAGTTGATACCAGAAAAGTGGGGCTGTGCTGCGCGAATCTCCCCGGCCAGGCTCGATTTCTCCGCGTTTACCTGTATCTGGACGTTGACCACGTTCGACGATGTCGCCTTGTGGACCTTGGCCGGGAAATATAAATGCCTCTTTGGGTAGATCGACTAGATCCAAGGCGATTGGAGCATGATAAGCTATATTTTCTATGATAAATTGTGTTTTTCTCTCTACTTGTTTCTTAGTAGTAGGGAGAGTTGGGATGTCGGAAAGAGAATAGGGATAACTGCCGCTCCCTGAACCTCCTGACGGTGCGTGAGCCACCCAACTGTCTTGGAACTCACCGCTCCAGTTAGGACCTGCTTCTGCTAGGCCGTTCATTATTTCTTTTGCGGCGCGTCTTGTGGCGTTGTTTTTCCACGCATACGCATCTCGCATTAGATCGCGTAAGTCAGCCATTACTGAGGACGCAAGAGGATGGTATGAACCACAGGATTTTCACCACGAGAGGTTTTGCACTGGATGATGCGGCCTGTTTTGGTGGCGTTGTTTTGGGTGTACTGGATGCGATCGCGGATGCTTGGGACATACGCTCCAAGTTCAGCGTTGCCGATGATGACTTTGAGGTCGCTTGTTTGGTAGGTCGATTCGAATTCTTCGGGCTTTGCCTCGAAGATTAGGGCGCGCACTGTGATGTTGGTATCTGCTCCAGAGACTTGGCCGGTGGTGGTGTCGTATGTGGGGGCCGTGTTGGCTTTTAGGTAGGTGACGTTTTGGCCCCAGTCCGTGAGGAGTTGGGTAGGGATACCGGCAAAAGTGGTGTCGACGAGACTCATCTCAACCCCTCACAATGCGGATCTGATAGCCGCCTACTCCGCCAATCGTATAAGCACCAAGATATGACTGGAGCCAGGGATAGACGTCGAAAATGTTGTTGATGGGGTTTTCGACTTTGCTGTCTTTGTAGCGGACTTTTAAGTCGCCAAGAGTGACCTCTTGGTAGAGCTCGTCTGGATCGCTTTCGGTGTTGGTGATTGCGTCGGTGTCGTTAGCTAGGGCGCGTGCCAGTTCGTAGGTGGCGTATTTGATGTCGGCCGGGATAAGGGTGCAAGTCAGCTCCACGCGGTCGACGTGGTAGTTGTTGCGGGGCCACTTAAGGGATTGGCCGTTATTGCAGCGGTCACCGTAGAAGTTGAGGCTGTCGATCCAGCGGGTGGCGGAGATGAGGGCGCGGTTCTTTTGGTCGTCGGTTTTGTCGATCCAGGTGGCGGAGTTGGGGACGGTTTCGAAATATGCGTTGGCGTCGGCAAGCGTTACGTAGCTGTTGGCTGACGCGCTGCTCAAAGTAGCGTTGATCGTCGCTGGCACAGCTACTTACTAGATCTTTGTTTCAG